TGGAAGTATTAGTAGAGATGATCAGATAGGTACAGTCACATCATATGACTACGGTCCAAGTGCAACACTTAATACCGCAGGAGTTGCTACTGTTACAACCAGTCAAACTGTAAACGTTTAGTCGTCTTGAGGAAGACCATGAGATTGATAGTCGAGCTGTTCCTCTAAAAAGGCAACTTGCTCTAACAATTCCTTATTTTCTTTCTCTAATTCCTCAATATGATCCTGATATACTGTTAGCATGGATTCGTATTTTTCATTTTGGAGTTCGAGTTCGTACCATGATTTAATTTCATTGTACATTGCTACTTAGACATTTAAGGTTTTCTTTATGTCCATCTAGTAACGACCAGTTCGACTGATTGATCGCTATTATTGAGTTCTTGACTTTCGACCTCAAATCCTTCATCCTTTGCTGCAGCAGTTATTACTTGAATTGCATATTCTTGTGATACTTGCTGTAAGAACCTTTCTACAGGAACAGGTTGATTCCAAGTTTGAAGATCTGTTACGAGTTCGTAACTTTGCGTAATCTCATTCCAACGAAACCCAATATCCTTTCCTACAGCGATTTCAACATGAACTTCTTCATGTTCGTGATCTGTAGGATTTTTTAATTTCTCATCAACGAACACAGGATGCCCAATTAGCATAAGTGCCTGTAATAGCGATTTACGGTCTTTAAGTTTGGTTTTGATCGTGCTGAAGTGTGACATTTTCCTGTTTTTGGTAATATTCTGAATTATGGATCCTGCGGGTTAAATCTCCGAGTTTCGCTTCAAGGTCTTTAGTGAGATTTTCGCAAATATCACCTTTTACCCCATCTACTCGTTCTTCGACTATTCCGTCTTGTCGGACTTTGAATGTAATTGTCTGTTTGTCTGCCATTTGGTAAAAAACCTTTTTTATCGAAAAATTTGCCGAGTTTTTTTTGCGACTTATTTGGAATTAAAAGTCGAATAATATATCAGCCTTGCCAGATTAAATCAGGCATTGCCTGTTGACCTGGTCTGTTAACAAATAATAGTATAGCATACCCTACAAACCAGATGATATTAAATAACCATGCTTGTCTCCAGAAATACTTTCTTATTGCCATAGACCTAAGCACTTGAGGTGCTTTGTCCTGTGCTCTGAAGATTTGTTCTATTATCAATGCAACAAAGAACCCTATCACTAATGGATAGAATACAAAGTTTGCAAATGACATGATTGAGATTAGAAAAATCATTTTTTAAATACACCTAATTTAGATAGTGCCCACATTGTAACTATTGTCCAACCTATAATATACCACATAATTTATCTCCTTACTACAAGACCACCTTCATCATCATCTTCTTCCTGCCAAGGATCTTCGACTTGACCCTGACTAATACGATTCTTTAAAGATTCGTGTAAAGGATCTGCATCCTTTGTTTTAAAATCAACAACTAATAACTCATCACCTGGTTTGACCTCTGCCATCTCTGGATGCTGAACTTTAGTAACAGTCCTGTTTCTCACATTCATGTTAGTATAGTTTCTAGCCCTTTCACGTTGCTCTGCAGCGATAGTCCATCCCCTTGACATTTGCCGTATGGCAATTACAAATAGGACTATCCAAACAATAGAAAATAACATATCGGTAAACGGATTCATCGGTCTCTTAGGTGTTGGTTGAGTAAATAAAACCACACAACTCCCATCACTATAATAGCGAACATTCTAATAGAACTAGGAGAAGTATCAATCATATCCGTGGTATATATTTAGCCCCCTGTTGTACTAATGGCATTACATCAGTCTCTACCCTCTCTATTATATCATCTACGACATTAACATCGAGATCCATAAAAGGTGGTATGATACCAAGTATTCTAAGGAGACCATCAACAAACAGTGCAAGACAAGTAAATCCTAATATCATACTAATGATAGTAGCATCACGATTGTGCTTACGCATGGATGCTTCATCAATCGCTCTCGCCTCTGCAAGAGCATCAGCAACCATCTTGTCCACCTCTGCTTTAGTGTAAAAATCTCCTAAGATTGGTATATCATGCTTGTCCATCATCCTCCATCAATGTCACATCCTATGACACTGCCTGTAACTACTCCCAAAGGAATTGCCCACCAACGACCATCACCTTGAGATAGTGCTGCACCAGCACCTCCACCTAATATACCACCAAGGATTGCTCCTTCTTGACACTCGTTACCATCAGGTGATGGTACATGTTCACGTCTTATTACAGGTTCTCTGTAAGGAGGTCTTGATGGTCTTGGATGCCATTGATTTGAACGACATGGTACATCAATAGTTTCTTCCCAGTTTCTAACGTAACCTGGACTATTTCTTGTGCCAGGAACATACTCCTCTCTATACTCTGTACGAGTACATGTTCTGTTGTAGGAATAACCTGGTTGATAGTGATCTGCTAATGCTGGACTAACTGTACCAACAGCAAGAGCAGTCGCAAGTAATACTTTCATTGCAGTTCTTTTTATTATGTAGTAATTATAGCATGAAAAAGGGGGTGTGTAACCCCCTTATGTGACAGTTTCCTATCAGTCTTCTTCTGCTAACGAAGCAAAATATGATAGAGTGTCTTCTTCAGCATTCACTGGTGAGGAAGCAACTGCTTTCTCCCTAAAGTCACTGACTTCTTTACCCCAGTTGGCAGGTCTAACCTCTTCTTGACTCTCATCAACAACAGGTGCTGTACGAGTGGGAGCACCACCAAGTACAGTACTTAAACGCTTCTTAAGATCCTCATAGGACTTAAAGTTCTTTGGTGCTTCAAACTCAGCAAGTGAGTATGCTTTCTTCCAAATCTCTTCCAACTGATCATCATCAAAACCACCTAAGGTTTCAGGTGTAGCGAACTCTGACTTATCATAGTTCCAATATCCATCAACTTTACGTATCTTAACCTTAAAGTTTCCACCCTTCCATAGATTGAAAGGATCTAATGGAGACTCGTCTGCAAAAGCAGGTTGCATTGCTTCAACTATCTTATCAAAGATCTTCTTACCATACTTGTAAAGGAATACTCTTCCTTCATTTTCTGGATGAGCAGGATCTGAAACAACATAGATGTTAGAGTAGTAAGAGAGTTTTCTCTTCTGTGCTCTGGCAGTTGCCTTATCAGACTCACGTCCACTATTCCATAATTCTCTGTTCAGTTCTCCAACGGGATCATCCTTACCAACTGTAGTAAGTGAGTTCTCGATGTACCACTGACCTCCTGGCCCCTTAAATGAGTGCGACCAGATCTTTGCCCAAGGCATGTCCTCTCCGTCTGGAGCAGGAAGGAAACGAATTACTGCGTAACCGTTACCTGATTTATCTAACTCAGGTTTCCATAGACGCTCATCAGCACCTGTGGTCTGAGGTTGGTTTAACTTTTCAATCTCTTGTGTTAACTTGGCGAAGGTATTTCCTGCAGAGGAAGCCTTCTTAAGTGAGGCAAAAGACATAATTGTATTCTCCGTATTGTGTGTATTATTGCTACTGTGTGATCGTAGCATACTATTTATAAGATGTCAACGTGATTGTTCTTGTTTCCAAGCCTTGTCAAGGGTTACAATCATAGCATCCATGCAGTCCAGTAAGGTCTGGTATCCAAACGCTTGGGACAATGCATCAATTCTCATCTTCATATCTGCTGCTTCTGCATCACCTGATGTAGTAGACAGAGATAGTCTAGTATAAAAGGTCTTCTGTTTATCGATGAGACCCTTACACTTATTAATGTGTGCTAACTTCTCTTCCTTATTCATCTTAGGAAGAGCAGCAGTCACAGCAGCAATCTCCTGATATGTATTGAAAATATCATGGAGATTCTGCTGTACTTGTTCTGACTTAAAAAATGTTCCTTGTGTCATAAAGGTAATACCCCTTTAGAAGATGCTTTCATATAATTAAGTCGCTGTGCTTCATGTTTCAATCGTTCTTTCAATGGTTTAGATACCAGTTTAGGTACTGTCTCCAATTCGATTTCATTTTCTTGACAGTAAGTTACTACTGCCTCTATGTAAGAGATCAATCCCTCACTGGTGTGAACTAGTCGTTCTATCTCTGCCGAGAACTTGGTAGGAGTTAAAAATTTATCATCTAATTGTTCTTTAGGCATTCTTACTCCTAACAAATTCCTCGATGTAAGATTTAAGTAATTGTAAATAGTCATCAAGATTGTACTTCTCAAACACTTGTACAGACCCGTCTTCAACCGCAATGAGTGTGACAATTTTCTTTACCTCAATACCAG